CCACTGATTCGGAACAATAACATTATAATCATTTGGTGTTTCAAGTGTTTGGTAATTAGGACCAACTTCAGGATTAATAAATAAATCTTTTCTATTTTTAAGAGTTTCAACAATAACTGAAGAACTTACATTTGATTGTAGTTCATAAACATTTTGAAGTGTTTGATTTTTTGAAGAAGGAAACGCCTTCTCAACAGATGTGATGTTTAATGTTTGTAGTTCAGTTCTTACTGACTCAATGTTTGGAATTGTTACCCATACACTGTTTTGTGCGAATGTGGTTAAAAATGATAGGATTGTTACGATTGTTAAAATTACTCTTTTCATATTGTTAAATTTTTGGTTCTAACAATAGATAGGAGTATATAAGGGTAGAGTCCTCTTTTTAAAAGGTGGGTATTTTTGAATTCAGAAATAGGTATTAGAACGATATAGTAAAACTACGTAGTTAGTGGGAAAAGTATACGTATAACTATAAAATTCGGTTTGACTTTCTAATGTTCTCATCACCCCACAAAGGTTGGAGGTTTTTTAGTTCCCAACACCTCATAAATTCTTCATCACCAATCTCTTTGATGTCAAAAGATGATATGGGTAAAATGTGGTCAACGTGCCATTCACCATAGTTGTCCCAAGTCATTTTATCTGTAAATTTACTTTCTAAATGATTAATTAAATCATCGGGTGAATATTTTAGAATATCAAAATAATGTCCGTTCTTTTTTACATTATTTTCTTTTAGTACTTGATAAATAGCGGTTCTGAAATTGTTGATTAATTTATAAAGGGGGTCATTTGCTTTACGGGTTTTTTCGTAAGTTCTTTTTACCTCACGGATTCTGTCAATATTTTTTTCACGGTATTCTTTTAGATATTGTTTACGTTTATTTTGGTTATTTTTTTGCCACTCTGTAAAATATTGTAATCTACGTTCTTTATTTTTTTGATAATATCTTTTATCACTTTCTTTTTTACCGCCTTTAAATTTCATACCAGGTGAACCTACTGTTATTCCATTTTCCTTTAATACCCTAAGTACGATATGTTTTTTTAAATTTAATTTTTCAGATATAGAAGGACTTCCTATGAGTTCATCAGTGTAAAGCCTTACAATTTCTTTTTGTATTATTTCGTCAATAAAAATCTTTTTCATATAAAATAAATATAACCATTGTAACGATTGTTATAAATATTAAATAAAAAAAGGTTAGATTTCTCTAACCTTTTTCTTATTCTATTTTAAGATTTGATTATCTCAATTCTCTTAAATCAAATGTACGAACTCCGTCTACTGTAATACGCGCGTAAAATCTATTATTTACCATTTTTTTCGCGTATCGTGTCATTATACCTTTGATAGGTGTAAAGTTGAACGGATTATACATTGTAGGTGTTAATTGTAGAGGCACATACGGTGCGTAGATGTAACCTGTGTCAAGAAGTGATGTTCCTTTGTGACCCAACAATACTTGGTTTGGTGGGAAGTAAGGATCACGATACACTTGGTAACGTCCTGCAAGAGTACCAACTCTTTCAATACCCATGTTATACTGATCTTGCTCAGGTGAAGCGTTAGATACGTGGAAGTATTCTAAATCATCAAAGATAGCGGAAACCTCAGAAGATACAACGATCCAGTTTGCACCACCTCTCAAAGTAGATTTGTGGATTTGTGCAGACAATTGGTTGATTGCTGTAATCAAAGTTTGGTTCCAATCTTTCTGAGTGTAAGATGTAGTAGCAGCGATTCTTCTCCATCCGTTGTAGTCCCAACGTAAGTTCCAAGCCGCACCTTTTCTCAAGTCACGTAGAATTTCACGGTCGATTTCAGCAGCTACTTGCTCTGACAATAGAGCAGTAAGCTCTGCTTCAGCATCAATGTTGTGGAATGCCGCAACATCTTGTGCCAATTCAGGACTCCATTGTGCTCTTAATTTTCTTTCAGAAACTGAAACTGTTACAGACTCAAGATCGAAAGAAACCTCACCGATTTTTTCTTCAAACTCTAACTCTTCGTAACGTCTCCAAACAGCGGTGAATGAAGTACCAGAAGTAATTGCAGAGATAGAAGATCCAGTGTATCCATCAAGTGTGTCATTTCCACAAGTAGCACAAGCAGGACAAGAAAGATCTACCTCAAGATAGATACATCCACGTGCATCACAAATGTCGTAGAAAGAACCACCATTTCCTGTGTTGGACGCAGTTCCTACTGGGTCTCCATACGGGAAGTATGTTTGCGTATTTTGTCCGTATTCTACAATACCTTTACCATATTTTTGAGTTACTACTCTAAATAACAATGGAGTAGTTACAGTAGGTGTTGGACATGGGTTTTCGGCATCAAACTCTAAACCAGTATTAGGAAGGATTTTTAAGTCAGACAAGAAAGTCTCACTGTCAATTTCGTTACCATCAGGTCCGATTAATTTTCCTGCTCCAGGATTACTATTCCATCCACAAAGTTTGATAAGAACTTTACGTGTGTTACCTGTATAGATATTAATTAAATCACCTGTAGCGTCAACCAAACCACCATTTTGCCATGTAACAACTGTTGCGTCATCAGTGATAGCAGTCCATCGTCCTTTAGAATAATCAAAAAGTCCTGGAGGATCTAATCCAGCTTCAGCACCTTCATAAAATAAATCATAAAGATTTTTTGCGTAAGGGTAACCATTACCAGGATAACCTTGTCCTGGATTGTTATCTCCGCTATTTACCGCTTCTGGAGAACCAACTGGAGGATAATGTGTTCCACCATTTACACCAAATCCATCAACATAACCTTGGATACGTGGAACAAAGTAAAACAATTTACCAATAGGTAAGTTCATTGCTTGAACTGAAACGATGTCGTTAGCCAATAATTTAGAGAATACTCTTCTTACGATTGGGAAAACAACTGTTTCAAATGCTCCGTTTGAACCTTCAGAAGTAGCTTCATTGATTAGGAAAGAAGCTTGGTTTTCATATAGCTGTGCTACGTTTTCTTTTAGATGTCCTTTAAGTCCATCAAGGAACCCTAATTTGTCCCACTTGTTAATAGTGTCTTCTTTGATAACTTTTAGGTGCTTTAACCCAATGTTACCAACTAGACCTGATTCTAATAATGCTCCCATTTTTTTTATTTTTTTTAGCTTTATTTAGTTTAATGTATATTATAAATATACGTTTTAGTTAAAAAGTTAGTTTATTTTATTTTTGCCATTAAATCTTTCATGCGTAAGAACTGTGGATTCTCATATGTTTTAGACTCAATCAAATTAACAGCCGAACCTGTTGTAGGTGCTTTTTCTACTGTTCTTTGAAATGATTCTGAAATTGTAGAACCTTTTGTGTTCTCACCACCAAGTTCAGTTCTAATGACTTTGTAAAGATTTTTTGATTCTTTCAAAGTATCTACATTGTCAAATCTTCGAAGAATATTAATCTTTTCTTGTTTTGTTGTTGAGTGTTCTGTGAATAAACGTGTTGCGTATGCAAGATTTGAATTAAAGATTGCAACTTCATTTAATTTAGTTCTGAATAAATCAAGGGCTTTTCTGTATTCGTCATTTTTAGCTCTTAACATATTTAGTTCTTCAGCACTTTCTTTTCTCAAACCTTTAGGTGCAGTTCTTGGTTTTGGTAAACCTTCTCTACCCCAATATTTTCCACTACCTAATGTTCTTGACGCTTCTTTGGTTTCTTTCTTTTTTGCAGTTTTACCAAATCCTTCGTCGTTCACCTCCTCTTTGTATTCAAATTTAGCTTTACCCATTCCAACACCTCTTGTTCCTTGTTTCATTTTTTTAGGTTTGTAGTCTTGGTTTGGTTTTTTTCCGTATTTGAATTTAGATGCACTTCCCATCCCTGTTCCTTTGGCTCTGAATTGTTTTTTTGATTCGTTCATATAAGCTTCAAACTCCTCTTCACTATATCCCTCGTCAAACTCACTATAATCCATGTCAAATTCTTCTCCGTATTCACCTCCCATTTTTGGGGAACCAAATTCGAAGTCATACATATCTGGATCATCCATGTCCATGTCTTCATCATCGTCCATGTCAATTTCCAATTCATAAAGAGTTTCTGCAACTGGTTTTTGAGCCGCTGGTTGTGCCGCAGGTTTTGCTTGAGCTTGTGCTCCTGATTGGAACTCGGGCTCAATTGTAGGCGTCATGTCGTCCTCATCCAACGAGCTGTAATCGAAATCGTCCATTCCAAACTCATCTTCATCCTCGAAATCATCCATTTCTAATTCATCATATTCTTCATCGTCGAACATTTCATCCAAAACATCATAATTTACGTCTTCAAGATCGAACATTTCACCTTCCTCCAATTCGTCTTCCATATCGAAGTCAGCATCAGACATAAACTCATCCATTTCCATTAACTCATCTTCATCTTCGGATTCTGCCAATTGAATAAGATATTCAGTATCATTTTCGCTATCTGATAAATGTAACATATTATCGTCTTTTTTTATGATTACACCGTCGTTGTCACCCATTGCCTTAAACACACGTAATACTTCTGCGTCTGAAGCTTTGGTTAAATCAATTGTGTCATCATCCTCTGGTTCTGCTGGTGGCTCCATTTCCATATCCATTTCCATGTCCATTTCATTATCGACATCTTCTTCTGCACCAACTTCACCTTCATTATCAACATCCACATCAGCATCTTCTACCTCCGTGTCAGTTTCTTCTGTGTCAATCTCCTCTTGTTCTTTGAGAGACTCTTTTACTAATGAACTGATTTCATCCCTCATTGTAGAGGAAAGTATTCCTTGTGCGTTTCGGTTCAAGGACTCTTCCAAATTCTTGATTTGGAATAATGCGTCCTCTATGACTTTATCGTTTTTTGCCATTAATTAATTTTCTTTATTCATATAAATACGCATATGGTGTAAAAAAAACGATTTTTGTGAAATAAAAAAGGGAACAACTATTGTCATTCCCTTTAATTTTTTTTATTTTAGTAAAATTTACTCTATTACTTCATCAATTTTAGATTCGGTAATTGATGTGATTCGCCAATCCATTGTGTAATTTTCATATACTTTTGTAACTTTAGCTTCTACATCAGTTGGTGTATAACCCAAAACTAATTTTTCTTCTTTCATTTTTTTAACCTTTCCTGATTCAGTATCTAACAAATCAGAAGTAATCTTTGCTACGAAATATTTTTCTCCTTGTTCCATAATTTTTTTTATTTACCCAAATAATCGGATAATCTTTTCATTAAGTCAAGGGATTTGTTT